CTCGGCAGGGTCTTGGCCTGCTGCGTCGTCGAAAGTTGCGACTACGCTGATCAAGTAGCGGGCCTGGGGCTTTTTTGCCTGCGTGATGGCGTTGCGGATTGCCGCTTGTTTTGAGACGGCTTTGTCGATGATGGTTTGTTCTTCTGGGGTCATGGGATTTCGTTCCTCCATTTTCTCAAGCCAGCCTGGATCCAGGCCAGCGCCATGCCGTTTCTTACATCATCGCCGGTCGCTCTGAGGACGTGCAGCCCAGAGAGCGCGGCGAAGTTGTACTTGACTACGTCGGATTGAAAGCCTTTGGCCGTTTGGTGGCGGCCTTGAACGTGGGTGCCTCCTTCGATTTCGAGAGCGAGACCGCAATCAGGGAAGAGAAAGTCAACCCTCCATTTGCGGTCGGGGTGGATCTCGTGCTCGGCGCTCCAGCCCTCGATGCCAGCGCCTTCCATTTGGGACTCCATTAAAAGCTCAAGCTCGCTTCTTTTTTGCGTCATTTCCACTCGTTCACTTTCCAATATCCTCGGTCGTCTTTCGAGAGCGTCACGAAGGGGTAAGGCTGCGGGATTGTCTTGTGAGCCTCCATCAGCGCGTCGATGGTCTTGGGTATCGGGAACGGCGCATGCAGGTGGAGCCACATTTTTCCGTGGTAGTATGGTTTGTCCACGCGGAAGAAGTGCACGGCTGAGGATCCGCCGGTCAGATATGCAGTCACGCGCAAGCAGATTGCGCCGGTGAGTTTGGTTACGTGCTTCGAGAATCCAAGTGATTCGATCTGGCCGGCGCGTTCGCCTTTCTTTCTGGCCATCTTCGAGAGTTCTAATTCCCGCAGCTTCACCGGCCGGGCTTCTTCAATCTGCCTCACCCGGAGAACGTTCCCACACTCAGAGCACACCCATGAGCCAGTGGGGTTCGGCGTTCCGCATTTGTCACATTCTTTTTCCGGCTTCTTCTCTTGCTCTTTCGGCCGGGAACCTGCCTTTTCATAACTCGGAAGGATCGGCTCCCAGGGTGGGCCGTGCCGGTTGAAGTTCCCGGCGAGGTCAATGATGAGCACGTCTTGCTTGCCGGGGAATGTTCGCAAGCCTCGGCCGACGATCTGAACGAACAGCGCGGCACTTTTGGTGGGCCTGGCCATCAGGAGCATATCGACCGACCGGCAATCCCATCCCTCTGTCATGACGCCGACGTTGACCACGACCGGGATTTTGCCAGCGTCGAACGCTTTCAGGATGTCTCGATTATGCTCTTTCTCCTGGTCGCTGTGGACGACCTCGCATGGTATCGAATCGGCGAGGAACACTTCTTTCAGCCGCTCTGCATGGTTGATGTCCACGGCGAATACCACACAGCGAGACCGGCCTTCACGGTGCTTTTTATAGGCATCAAGAGCCGATGCGATGTGAAGTGAGTTCTTCATCAGCTCTGAAAGCTGACCGGCGTTGTATTCTCCGGCAACCGTGCTTATTCCGCGCAGTTCAACCTCGATGCTTTTATCCTCGACGAACACGCGCATAGGGCAGAGATACGGGGCGTCCGGGTTGTCGTCGTCCGGCTCTGTTTCCTGGAGCTGCTTCATGCCGATCGACAAGTCAAGCTCGTCGAACCAGTTCGCACAGGGGGATTTGTCGTCTTTTCGCTTGTGACTGCTCCCGTAAATCGGTCCCCAATTGAGACGATAGGGGGTAGCGGTCAGTCCGAAAATACGGAGCGTGGGGTAGTAGATTCTGAGTTGCTCAAGCACCGTCCGATAGTCGCTCTTCCTTGTCTTTTCAGGGAGATGATGGGCCTCATCGATAATCACGAGATGGAACATGGGCATGGTGCTAATGCGGGAGGCAAGCGTCTGGATCGAGGCGAACACCACCGGCTGATCGACCTGCACTTTGCGCTGTGCCGAGGCACAGGCGATGCCGATTGGCGCGTCTGGCCATATTTCCCAGAGCTTGCCGGCGTTCTGCCTGACGATGATCTCCCGATGGACCAACACGAGGATTCTCATGGAAGGGTATTGGTTGATCCATCGGCGGATCAGTTCGGCAAAGACGACGGTTTTCCCCGCTCCGGTGGCTGCTTGGATGAGGCACGACGACTTCCGCAGCATGGTTTCCATCGCAGTTGAGATCATCAGCTCTTGATATGGCCGGGGAACTAGCATTGGCTAGGACTCCCAGGGAGCGCCTGTGGGCGGGGCGGCGGGAGGGATCGGAGCAGAAGGAGCCACGGGTGGAGCGGGCGGGGCGAATTGTTGCGGAGGGGTCGGAGGGACATAGGCCTGAAGCACAGGAGGAGGAGCAAAGAAATTCACCGGAGGAGCTGGCGGAGCAGGTGGCGGTGCGGGATGATGATAGACGGGCGGAAGCGCGGGTTGCTGGACCGGCGGAGGAGGAGCGACGGGCGGAGGAGCTTGCAGCCCGGCGAACGCTTGAGACGGGGGCGCAATCGGTGCAGCCCCTTCCGGCTTCTTGAAGCTGCTGATCTTGTTCTTCGGCTCGTACTGGCCTGTCTTGTCGATTTCGAGCTTGACGTTGATAATGACTTCCAGCCCGTGAAGCTCTTCGCTGTCTTGGATGTAGTCGGGGTTCGGATGGCCGGCGCATAGGGCAAGGGATTTCAAGCGGCTCATGGCGACAGGGGAGGAGAGCACAAACTGCTCGAACACTTGGCGTCCGTTGTGCGGGCCTCCGTCGCAAATCATGAAGGTCAGCTTCAGCATCATGTTGTTTTTGCTCGACTCCTTCACTTCGCTGTTCGCGATGACGGATTTATAGGGGCCCGGGGGAATTGGGGTGAAGTCCTGGGCTTGCACGCCTTGAAGATTCGCATTGAGTAATGCCATGGTGAGATTTTCTCCTTATTTGATTTCGAGCCGAAAGGCGGGGACGTGAGGGATTGCTTGGATCTGCGAGCGGAACCATGCAGCCATCTTTTCGAGATCGGCGGGAGAGGGTTTTGCGGTTTCGATCTCGAAGGTCGCAACAACGATGACGATTCTTTTCGTCGGGGGGAGCGGGAAAGATGAGGCAGCGGGAGCCAGGGGAGCCGGGGGGAGCGCAGCGGGAGCAGGGGTAAGAGCAGCAAGGCGGGCGCCTTCCTTTGCTGTCTCCTCAGCGATGTGCTTTTGAAGCTGCTCACGCTCTTTGGCTTCCTGGATTCGCTCTGCTTCCCTCTTTTCTCTGGATTCGCGCTCGGCTTTTTCTCGGGCTTCTCGCTCCATGCGGTCTTGTTCGGCTTTAAGCGTGGCTTGTTGGCGCTGAACCTCGATGCCGATCAATTGAGCGAGGCCGGCTTTGTATGTCGCGTCGTCGCCTTGCAACCAGATTTCGACGTGGGCGCGGGTCAAGGGGGATTTCAACCCGGCAGCATAGCAATCGGCAGTCAGGGTGGCTAGGCGTCCGTTGGTTCGGTCCTGGCGGCCTCGGGCGGCAGTGGCGAGGGCCATGACGGAATCCTTCGCGGCTTTGGTGAGCTCGCCCTTTGCCGTAACCTTGCTGATGCCGACCATTTGTGAGAGCTCAGGGAATCCGGTCTGGTATTCTTCGCTCACCTGGAGGGAAGCATAAGCGTCTTTCAATGCCGAGGTCATCTTTTCGAGGCAGAGAGCTTTCGTCTTCTCCTCGAAAACGCTGACTTGCTTCTTGATGAACTCCTGGCCTTCTTGAATCATCTGCACAAGCTCCATCACTTGCGCTTTGAACGCTTCGACCGGGGCGCTGAACTCTTTCGCCTTCTCGGCCTTGAGCTTGTTGAGTTGGGTGGCGGCTTTCCCCAGCTCGGTGGCGTCTTTCTTGGCCTGAGCGAGGTTTTCTTCCGTCACTTGGATCTTGTAGGTTTCGAGCCTGGCGGAAATTGCCGCTTTCAGCTCTTGGAAGTTGCTGGTGATTGCCGGCAAGGTTCCGCCGACTACGAGGTCTAAGTGCAGTTCTTGTGGGTCCATTATGCTCCTCCGATCTTGTGTATCTGAGTTATTTCTTGCCCCTTGAACTCTCCGTCAAGGACGAGAAACGTGATTTTGATTTCAGTTTCGCTGATTTCAATTTTGCTTGTGCGCATCGTTTGCATGGTCAGTTTCCTCCGAGTATTTTTCGTTTGATTTCGCCGAGGTGCGGGGATTCGACCAGAGCGAGCTTGCCGGATCTGTCTTTTGCGGGGTAGCAGGTGTATTTTGCCGTGATAAGTGCCCTTTGTTCTTTCCCGTTGGCGTCTGGCAAATTTACAAGATAGAACACCTCGTCAAAATACGACGCAATCATTTCCTTGAGCGCCTTCCCGGTCAGTAGTGGACCAATGTATCGGCGGTTCAGGTCGTCCGTCTCTGTCGTGCTGAGTGCGGTAAACACGACGTTGTATTGCTTAAGGTCTCGATATGCTTTGATGAGTTGTGTCATCTGGGCATTATAGAACTCCCACATCGGGAAAGAGTCGGAGCGGTTCGGATACTTTACTTTGACAGCCTCAAGGCACCTTGCAGCTATCTCGGTGAGGGAATCCAGAAATACCCACTTGTATCCTGACGCTTGCGACGAGTTCAGAAAAGCGTATACCTCTGCCATGTCGGCAAAGCTGGCCACCTCTACGCCTTGGACTTGTTTGCTTTCAACCAGATCCTGAACACAGAGCAAGCCAGCTTCAGCAGACACGACGAATACCGGCTCGTCCGGTGGGATTGTTCTCAGCAACGAAGTTTTTCCAGACCCTGATTCTCCGATCACGAGAGCGGTGAATCTTGCTGCTGATTCTGGGGAAATTGGTTTCAGCGCCATGCGGTTCCTCCTTTCTGTTAGGATTCTTTTTCTTGTATCGAAAGCTGAAGACTCAAAAGCCGATCGGCAGCGTTGGAAAGACTCCGGCCTTCCTTGTCTGCCCACGCTTGCAGCCGTTTCCATGTTTCGGTGTCGAGGGATAACCCCTTTGATTCTGCTGGCATTTTTGTATCACCTCCTTTCGCCTTTAAGAATAACAGGATAATGCCAAAAGTGCAAGCATTTTATTTCCTTGCTATTTTTGCATCCCAAGCATTATAATCATGGCATCTGGGAACAAATCATCAGGAGGACCAACACAAATGGACATTGTAACCAACATCTACGAAGGCTTCTGCCGTGCTGACGCGGCAGAACAGCACCGGGGATACCTTGGCATGTCAAGTATTGGAAAGCCGTGTGAGCGCGAGGCTTGGCACTCGTGGCGGCAAACGACTCCCGCGCTGATCGAGGGGCGAGTGCTTGGCTTGTTCCAGGTCGGCCACCACATCGAGCAAATCATCTGTGGAGGACTGAGAGCGGCAGGGTATGTTTTGAAAAGCGCTTGGCCGGATGAGCAGATGAGCTTTTCCGACTTCGGCGGCTTCTTCTCAGGGCACCCTGACGGCTTGATCTGGTATGAGGGCGAATGGTGCGTGCTAGAGTGCAAGAGCGCCAATATGGGGAAGTTTAAGAGCATGCGGGAGAAAGGAGTGGCCGAGGTTTACCCGGTTTACGTGGCTCAGATGCAGCTCTATATGGGGTATGCCGGGGTTCGGAAGGCTGTTTTGATCGTCATGAATAAGAATGATTCGGCGCTGCATGCTGAAGAAGTCAGCTTTGATGAAAGCCAATTCTCCCGGCTCAGAGCGAAGGCGGCGAACGTGCTGACGGCCAAGGCCTCCTGGAATGTCGAGGGACCGTCAGAAGAAGATCCGCACAAAGATTGCGATACGTGCAAGTGGTGCTCTTTTCGAGGCCAGTGCTACGACGGCGCGGAGCACATCCAAACAATCAAAACATGCCGGTCGTGTGCTTGGTTCCAGATGAGTCCAGCTTTTGAGCCTTCGTGTTCCAACCCGAAGCATGCTTTTCCGCTGAAGGCGCTTGACAAAAACTGCGGGGATTGGGAGTACGTGGACCAATGGAATCCGGAGGAGGTGCCTTTTTAGCTATGGAATTAAACGAAAAAAATAGTTTTTACATGTCCGTTAAGGAGCATGAGGAGCTATCTGAAAGGCAGCGGAAAACAGAAGCACTTTTTTCCGGGGCCATCTCCCTGTTGGTCGATATAACACAGGAGGGGCAAAAAATAGACACACCGAAAAGCGTTATGGAATCACGGCTAGTTCTTCGCGCTGCCATAGCGGACCAAGAGCTTCCGCCAGAGCTAAGAGCGGTTGCTCTTTGCTCGCTTTGTACCTGTGATTACTACGACCAGCAAAGACGGCTCCCCAAACTGAGGAAAAATAGCCGAGTGGCGAAGGCTATAGCAGGCGACGGAAAAGTCACTTCCGAGTATCTCTATCATTGGTTTATCTCCCTTTGGGAGGAGATAGACGAGGATGTGAAAGGTTTTTTAAGAATAAATACGTTTATCCAGCCTGGGGTTTTGCCTGCAAGCGAATACATGCCAATCGGCAGCAGTTTTTACGTTTTCCCGGAGGCAAAAAAGAAATGAGCGAGATCCTAGACGCAGCAATCGAATACCTTGACTTAGGCTTTTCCGTCTTGCCAATCCGACCAGGCGAGACGAAAAAGCCTTATCTGACGAGCTGGAAAGAATACCAGACTCGCCAACCCACCGAACAGGAGGTATACGATTGGTGGGCGAGGTGGCCGGACGCGAACGTTGCCATCATCACGGGGAGCGTCTCGGGAATCTTCGTCATTGATGGCGACGGAGAGATCGGGGCGCGGTGGATTACCGAGCACATGCCGAAAACGAGCGTTTACGCTCAGACCGGAAGGGCGAGCGGGTGCCATTGCTTTTATCGCCTGCCGAAGGGGATAAGCGTCCCGTGCAAAGTCGGCTGGCGGCCGAAGGTGGACGTGCGCGGCGAAGGCGGGTATGTCGTGGCAGCTCCGTCGATCCATCACACAGGCCGGCAATATCGGCTTATTTTTCGGGAGGGCCTTCGAGGGTGGGAGGAGCTCCACGAGTTCAACCCTTATGCCGGATCGCCGGAAGCGGATCCGGGAAAAAGAACAGGCAACCTCAACCTCGATCTGAAGTCCACTAAACTCCCCGAACAGATTTTCGAGCCGGCACGGCAGGGCGAACGGAATCAGCAGCTTGCATCGATCACAGGGAAGATCCTGAAGGCGGGCATGACCGATGAGCAGGCGTGGGAATACGTGGTCACCTGGAACGCGAAAAACAAGCCGCCGCTGAGTGAAAGGGAGCTTGCTTGCACGTTCCGATCGATCCTGAAAAAGCATCAGCAAGGGGATTCTTTGCCGGCACCTGCCTTGCTTTCCTCCCCCGAGCAAGAGGAAGAGCCAGAAGACGAGCTTGCCTCTGAGCTGGCAGGGACGATCACCGATTCAATGCCGGTGGAGTGCCTGCAACCAGGCGGCCTTCTGCAAGAGATAATGACCTACACCGAGAAGTCCAGCGCGGCGCACAAGCCAGTCTTTTCCTTGGGCGGTGCTATTTGCCTCGTCGGGAACCTGATCGGCCAGCGGCTGATCACCGAAACCGGCCTTCGCACCAATAACTATTGCGTCGGGATTGGCTATTCAGGGTGCGGGAAGAACGCGGCACACTCGGCTATCTCGGCTATCCTCAGAGCGTCCGAGGCCAGGGACAGCATGGGGCCGACTGATACGGCATCAGCGGCAGCAATCTTGAAATGGATCGCGACCGGGAATCACCAGGTCACACTGGCGATGCTCGATGAAATCGGCATGCTGCTTCGAGGATGCCAGAAACAGGATTCCGCAATGGCCGGCATGCCTCGGCTATTGACGAAGGTGTTTTCGGAGTGTGATAGACCGTATGCCAAATCCTACGCCGATGCCAAAATGAACGTGACTATTCCCTGGTTGCATCTCTGCCTTTACGCCTCAAGCACTCCTGGCCAATTCTGGGGGAGCGTGACGAGCGAGGACACGACGAACGGATTCCTGGCGCGGCTGCTGATCTTTGAGGCACGCGACGCAGCAGAGCGACCACGGCCGGTTATTGATCCGGTGGTGCCGAAGAGCCTGATCGAGAAAGTCAACGCGCTTTGGAATATCAAACCTCCCATCGACCCAGAGCGTGGAGACATTGCCAGGGTGCCGATGCCGTTTGTGATTCCCAGGTCGATGGAGGCGCGGCAGGTGTTTGAGCAATGGAGCGATCGGTATTGGGAACTGCGCGGGAAATGCCGAGATGACGAAGCGGCCGATGCTGTTTACGCGAGAGCAGCGGAGCATGCGGCCAAGCTGGCATTGATCCACGCGGCATCACTCAAAGGGCCGAAAATAAAGGAAGTGGGCGCTGAGAGCATCCTGTGGGCCACCAGGGTCACGGATGCTTGTATAGGGTCACTTATCAGGGGGATGAAGTCCCATGTGGCGCAGAACGCTTTCCATAAGGAGCAGCAACGAATAGTTGACGTGATCCGGAAACTCGGAGGAAAAGCGAATTCCCGCTCGATCTGCCGGAAGATCCATGCGTCGTCGAAACAGGTCGGGGAATTGCTGACTTCTCTTCTCTCTTCAGGAGAGATCATTCAGGAGATAGGGAAAAGGAACGGTCAGCCGATTGTATTTTATCGACTCGCAGAGATGCCATTATCAAAAAACTGATAGATTAGGCTGCCGAGACCAGGCTGGCACAGAAAAAAAGCTGTCACATAGCAAGTGTGGCAGCTTTTAGCCTTTCTGGGCGCGGGTTTGAGGGCTTTTTTTTGGTTGTCGCAAGTCACCTAAAAGAGAATAAAAGAAAAAGAACCGAGAAGAAGGAAGAAGTAGTAGTATTTAGATATATATAGTTTTTTTTATTATTATATATCTAAAGCCTTATTGGCAGCCAACGGAGGGCGTCACTTTTTGCCTGTGACAGTTTCATGTTTTTTGTGACAGCATCCTTGGGAAAGCGAACAAAAGGCGAACGGTTTTCGAGTCGGTTCGGGGAGGCTGAAAAACTGGAATTGTTATGAGATTGTGGATAACTTTTCAGTAGGTGCGTTTTCTGCACGAACTGAACTGTCAATAATTCCTTGACAGTTCCGGAAACAAAAAAGCGGCAGGTTTCCCCGCCGCTCTCGTTTTCCTCTTGGCTCAGTCATCCC